TCCGTCCACCATTCATAAACTCTTTTCGCCGGGTCGTGATCCCATGCCAATATTTTTAAAACAGTATCGGGAATTTGGGGGTCAATGGCCGAAGTAGAAAAAACCTCGTATGAACCGCGGGGAATTGTTCGCAAACTCGGGATTCCGAATTTATTTAGATATATTTCAACCAGCGCCCTTTTATATAATTTAAAATGGCGGTTAGCTGTTTTCATGCAACGATTTATTTTTAAACCGTCCTCGTAAACCTGAATTAATTCGTTGTCGTCCTCGTTGCCGTCCGCCGACTTTCTCATGGGGGCAGTTTTGTAAACCATGCTCAATTTGTTAACAATTTTCTGGACGATATTTATTGGAATCATCCGTTGATTTAATTCAACAATAGATTCCGGTTTTTTAAATTCCTCAAAAAGGGCCTCTAAAACAACATCACGGATTTTGCCGTGATATATCCAATCCCGACGAATATCCTCGTCGCGTAAATCTTGCATTTCAGGGTTTTCTAGTATTTCAATATTCGACTGAATTAATCCGGGGGTTAAACGTGGCATATAATTATAATCCGTTACGTTAAAATATTATTCATTAATAAGTATAAGTTAATAATACGACGCCGTAAATTTGGCCTTTCTTTTCTTGATTATTCCATGAAAGAACCAATCCCCATAGCTAAAAGAATCCGAGGCGTGACTGAGATCAATATTATCCTTCGCAATCGACTTTCCGTCCTCGCTCCATGCGGTTAGCTCCAAGTCTTTAATAAGGGTTTTACAACTCGGATCAATGAAATGCTTCCGATGATACAAATTTGAGTTTGCCGATATTATCCGCGATTCGACGGGCGGATTCTTGAAACGCTCGGTTAATAACCCGGCGTCCCTAAAATGTTCATAATTGGTTTTCGTTATAGCAACGTCCCTTTTGTTGTTTCCGGTCGCGTCCCCGATAACGATTACGGGGCGGGTTGGGTATTTGGCCTTGATCTTTTTGGCCATGATCCTAGAACCCTCAAATTTTAAATGTTCCTCGCCAATCGAATAAACTATATCGTTGGCCCTATCGTAAAACATATAGGTTCCGCAATAATTTGCAATATTGTAATCCGTAAAAAAATATAATTGGTCTTGATCTGATAATAAGTGTCGGCATGGTTTAACGTGGACGTCGCGGGAAAATTCATTATAAACCGCCCCAACGTTAATTAATAATCTTTTCGCCGCGCATTCTTGTTCAAATAAGCGGGGGGAATAAGTCGAGCGAAGCATTTCAACATATTCCTCGGATAATGATTTATTTTCCCAAGTAGGGGCGATTAATATTTTTTTATCTGGAGAGTTATTATCGAAATAATCCGAAACGAAATTAAACCCGTTCGGAGTCGATGTAATCCGTAACAATTCAGGTTCAACCCTCAACCGCCCGAGCATCGCCCGCCATGCTTCCGGTTTATAATATTCCGCCTCGTCGGCCATGATAATAGAAATGTTTGGCCCTCGAAATGCCGAATCGTAGTTAACCGCCCCAACACAATAAATCGTTACCCCATTCCAAAAAGTAAATGTTTGGGATGATTTGTCGTGTTTATAATGGACGCCCTCGACGAGACTAAACATTTTAAATATTGAAAGTAATTCAGGCAAAACCGCCTTTTTGAATTGCGGAATATCCCGCGAAACAATCATAAAGTTTTTTCCGGCGTATTTAAAAACAGACAAGGTTATAAACAGGCAACCCGAAAAAGTTTTTCCGTAACCGATTCCGCATTGAAGTAAAACCGATTTTTCCGGGGCGTGGATAAACTCGTTCTGTTTTTCCCATAAAGTTAGGTTGACGTCCACTGTTAACCGTTTGTTAGTTCTGTAATTTTATCTTGTATAGAATCCCATGCCTTTAAAAACCTTTTCGATGGGAACTCGTCCCCCCATAAAATCCAATTAGGCAATGCGACGATAAAAAATAAAATCCATAAAAAAGAATAAAAGGCCCTTATCCATAAAAAAGAATAAAAGGCCCTTTTAAAAATAATCATTCTATTTCTCGACGGTAATATTTAGATTTATATTATTATCTTTTTCGGCAATTTCGGATTCGGGTTTTTCTTGCCATTTGAAACGGTTTTTCATGTTGAAAATCCAAAGGGCGGTATTTACTTGTTTGCCGTCTTTGGTGTGAGTGATATTTTCAACGGCGGTTTTTTCCCAAAAAAGGCGCGATAACTCATTTCCTTTTTGTATGGCGTCGGAAAAGTTATCATGCTGTTTTTTCCATTCGTAAAGGGTATCTTTACAAATACCCAACAACCCCGCAACTGATTCCGTGGAAAAACCTTTTGATAAGTGATCTATTATTTTTTCAATCATTTTTTCTTCGGATTTTTTAGTTTTTGGGTATTTTGTTGGTCGCCCCATGGCCATAATAATTTTCCTGGTTCCCTTTTAGAGTTTATCATAAACTCCTTGGGGTATAGAGTCAAAATTTAGTCGTATGAGTCAAATTTAATAAGGCTATAATTTTTAACTTTTTTAACTGAAAAATTACTTGGCAACTCTTTAATTATTTTTCGCATTGAGCGAATAGCTTGTTTTTTACTTTTTTTACCATGGGGAACTTGTATTTTAATAGAAACAATATGGTTCAAATGATCCCCAAAACCATGCTCACATTTTAAAAAAAAATTCCATTTATCCATCATTTTATTTTTCCCTGTTTAAATTATTTTCCTCTCGGTTTACAAAATCCTCGTATAAATCAAAATTTTCCATAATGAAGTTAAACATTTTTTCGAATGCGTCCGTTTTGCCGTCCGGATTATTTTCTAAAAAAAGTTTTTGGTTTTCCGTTATTCTTATATGTAATATTTCGGGTTTCATTTTACCTAATCTTTGCTTCTAATATTTCTACTGCATCTATTAATTCTAGCAAGCTGTTTTTTATTTTATGTACTTCTTCGTGTATAAAAATGGATTCATAATCAGTTATAAAATAAACCCCGGAATCGTCTTCTATTTTATTTAAAACTCTTTTGGCCCATTTTATAGAATAAATTTTTGCCATTTTATAATCAAAAGAACAAACGGGCATTTGTTGAGAAAAAGACATCAGATATAATTTATTTTTATTTTTATCTATTTTACAAATAACAAACATGATTATACCCCTTTTAAATATAATCTTTTTTTATTGAACAAAATCCATAAACCTTTTGAACTTTTATTAACCTTCCTAAAATATTTTCTTTTCCTATCCCTATACCATTGGCCTTTTTTTCTTTTTATAAAATGCAAAACCCTAACATCACCATAAGCTACTAACGACAAGTCAATTAAAACCATTCGCAAACAACCCCATTCTTTTTTGGCAAACGCCTGGAAAGGGCGATTATGTCTTTTTAAAAACCTAACTTCAGATTGAATTAAATTCATCCCCTGCCCCTTTATTTAATAATCCATCGGCTCTTGATCTAACAACATCTCTAAAATCCAATTGTTCAATCCGCCCTCGACTTTTTCCGTTAACTCTTTTTTTCCTTTGGAATTATAAATTTCTGATAACGTCCCATATTCCTCCGGTGACAATTCTAGTTCCAATCTTAATGTCAATGGCCCGTGTTTTTCTGATTTCATTTCCTACCCCTTATTTTGTTATTTATTTACTTGAACACATACACGTTTTTTCAAACATACCGCAAACACGACAATATTTTTGCCCTTTTACTTTTTCCATTTCTTTTATTAGAAAATCTTTATTTGTTGATTTTTCTTTTAATTCATCCCCTACAAAAAACCCATAAACCGGAAGGTCTTTTTTGTTATAACCTATAAAATGTACGTTTACAGTATTCATCCTATACCCCTTATTTTTTGGCCCTAATTAAAGGGCCGTTTTTGTTTGTTTTAATGTGCAATCCGGGTTATCCCATTTTCCCGCATCATGTACTTTTTCACCTATTTCTAGTTCATGGTGCGAACCCTCATCCCTTGAGGCAATATAAATACCCCCTTCTTTGGCCATAAAAATAACCGTTTTTGTTCCGAAACTATCAACTTTTTTGTTTATATATAATTCAATTGTTTTCATTTCCTACCCTTTGTTTTGTTAACTATATATTAACAAATGTATTAACAAATAACAACCAAAAAAGGGGTTATTAAACCCCTGTTTTTACTCGAAAATATGTTTTTTATTACTCAAAACGCCAAAGAAAACAAAAATTCCCTCGATTTTTTAACGTGGGTCAATCCGGTTTGGGTAACCCAAAATTTACGCGGTTCCGGTTGGGTTAGTTCCCCTCGCATTTCCATGCGCTTTAAAAAGTATTTTACTCGTTGATAGGTAACATGCTCCGGTATTTCCGCCTTGTTTAATTTGGCCTTAATATCGGCAACCCCGAGAGGGGTTTTGAAATAGAGTAGTGCTAGGATGATTCCTTTTTCCGTGTCGCTTAAATGCATAAAAATTCCCTTTTTTTATTTATCTATTTTTTATTACTCTCCGCCCCCGAACGTCAACCCCACTTTTTGAAATTCCTTAATTATTTTTTCCCGCATCTCGTCGGCCGTCCCAACCTCAACCCCTATCCGGAATTTAAACGAATAAAACTCTCCGGTGTCCGTATGGTTGTAATCAATCCCCCTATATTGAAACCCCGTCCCCTCAAACAATTTATCAAAACTTTCAACCATAAATTTTCCGCCCTTCATACCAACCCCTTTATATTTTCCGAATTGCAATATTTACATTGCGTTATTAATCTAATCACCTCCGGCCCCGCCCCACGATGCGCGCGGTGCGAAGGTTCCCCACAATCCCCGCACATGAAATATTTTTCCGGATTAAGTTTTGCCCTATTGAGTCGTTGATTTTTCCGATAACAAATTTTGCACGTCCCCCGGCGCGTTGATTTATAGACCGTACGCATTACCATTTGTTCCGGTAAATAAAATTTGTTGCAATAATAGCATTCGCATTTTTTCATAAAAAACCCTTTATTTTTTAAAAAAAACCCGTATTATGGGGTTAACAATTCGAAATCACGTCCAAAAGATTACCTTATTACCTTTTGGTTACCTTTTTATTACCCCTAAAAGGTAACGCCGATTCCTTTTTAATATCAAATACTTATTCCAGTTTTCCACACAACATTACCTTTTTCCATGAGAATAGATATATAGAGAATTAATAATTCCAGTAAAAAAATACTTTTCTCTATATATATATTCATTTAAAAAGGTAATTATATATATAAAGAGGGGATAAGGGGTTAATATCGTTGAGGAAATTGCGTTACCCCTATGGGGTAATATTGGGGTAATATGGGGTAATAAGGGGTAAACCCTAATAAAATTAACTATTTGCATATTCTTAAATATTCTTTATTTAACAATTCTTGAAAAAGTTCGTGTGAACCCCGAATATCCCAAACCGAATCAACCTTTTCGAAATGTTCGGCCAGTTGTTCGCTTATAAATCTTTTTTCAAAATCATTTGAAACATAAGGGGTTAAATTTTTAATATTTGTTTTATAAATAGACGCCATGTGTCCAGAATGGGCCGTCCACTCAAAACTATACATAAGGCAATCTAAAACATAATCAGAAAAAGATTTCCCGCCTCGATAGTATTCAAAATATTTTTCGCAAAACTCTAAATCAGTTAATTCCTCAAGTTTTTTTGCCTTAAAACTCTCCAAAAAATTAAGTTTTTCCTCTAAATTTTTAAATTTCATAATCCCTCTCCATTTCCCATTTAAGAAAAACGCCCTTTCTGCTTAATTTGTTAATATTGAAAACCCCAACCCTTTTAAAATTAGGATGCCTTTTCATCAATGCCCTGATATTTGAAAAATTTGAATCTTTGAGTAATTTTTTCAATTCAGAATTGCCCGTTTGAATAAAAAGCAACGAGTCAATGCGGGAATAGTTTATTCCATAGGCCGATAACGCCTTATTATTTTCTTCGTTTATCGCCCTTCCAATAGTAAGCAAATCTTGTTTATTATAAATGGCCTCTAATATCGCATTCAAACAATTTTCCGGTTCGGAATCACTATTATTATTTTTATATTCGGATTCGTCGTAATTAATATCCCTCATAGTCTCAACGACAAAACCCGGATCAATTATCGAGTCGGAAACAAACGCGCTCAAAACGCCTAAAACGGCCGCATATTGATCGGCGGCGCGTTTATCCTGAATTAATTCAGAATCAACTAAAAGTTGTTTACTTAATTTAATAGATTTTCTGATTACTGGAATCATTTTAACGAACCTGGAAAACAAACGCGGGGAATAATCCATAATCTCGTGAAAACTAGATTGGATTTTTTTCCAATCCGCATCATTTTTATTTTCATTGCTCGCCATTTCAATTTCGAAAAATCTCGATTGATCGGCCATCGTCGGTAAATAAGATTGAATGGATGATAAAAGAAAATTTGAATTAACGTTGTATTCTAGCGCCTGGCCGGACGCGGTTCCCCGTAATGATTTAGTGTTTAGTCTTGAACTGCATTGTCGAATTAATTCAATAACCGCGTCCATGCGCTTTTTTTCCTCATGGGTATTAGGTTCGGCCTCGTCGATAATCATGGGGACGGCATTTGATTTTAAATGTTGCCGAATTGATGCGGCGGTTACCGATTGATAAATTTCCGAATTGAAAACTAATTTTGAAACCATTCGTAAAATTTCGGTTTTTCCCGACCCCCTGGAACCTGTTATCCAACATTGAAAACGCCAATCGAGCGCCCCGAAAATTTGGGCCTGGCCTATCCACGCGACGAGGAAATAAAAATCCGAGGGGTTTTTGTAATTTAATTTTTTAAAGCATTCTAATATTTTTTTTGATTCATTGACGGTTAGCGGATTATCTAAATCAATTTGTAACGGGTCGGCGGATTCATATAAATATTTTGATTCAATGTTTTCCTCAAGTTCGTTATCAATTAAAAGCGAATCCCCTAGGTTTACAACGAGGCGTTTTTGATCGAACCAACAACCATACCCCCGCACGTTTTTAGGGTTAAAGAATCCAACGGCGCGCTGTTTTGTTAATAGTTTTTCCTGGACTAAATCGTAGTCGGGTTTATTTGTTTCCTGGCCTTCTTTGTCTTTTTTAAATCCGTATAGGTCGGCCCAATAATTTGCGTCGGCCATAGTTAAAAAATGGTTTTTCGTATGTTGATCGGCGGTTAAATCGACAACCTGTTTCGTTTCCGTAGAAAAATAATAGAATTTTTTTCCCTGGCGCCCGAGGGTTAAAACGTTTACAAAATCCCCCGCCTTATACTCAAGTTGGGCGGGTAGTTGGTCGGGTTCTTGCTGAAAAAGATCATTAAAATCAGTTAATTCGGGGTAACTTGTTGAAAACCTTGGAATCTTGACGATGCAATTGGAGAGTTTCCGCGCCGCTTGCCGGGCCTTAATTACCCCGATATTTTCCGGGCGTCCCGTTTGTTGATTCGTTCGCGCATGGTCGTTGTCGGCGCAAATTATTAGACGCGCATATTTATTAATTAATCGAAATTCTTTTATGGCGGGTAAAATATTTTCGCAATTAAAAGTGATTAATACGGGGGTATCGGTTACCTCGTAAATTGTTGCGGCGGTTGCAAACCCCTCGCATATATAAACCACGTCGGCGGTTTTAATGTTTCCAATATGAGAAAATGAACCCCGCAATTTTATCCCGCCGGAAAAGCGTTTAATAAATTTATCGGTTTCGGAATCCCTGAAAATCATTTGAACCCCAACAAATTGTTTTGAATCATAGGCGGGGATTAAAAGAGTATCGCCGTTTAATATGCGGGCGGAATGATTATTAGATATTTTTTTATCTTTTAGATAACCGTGGACGAGATTCGGAGA